ATGTATCGTATGTATCGTGGGCGCAATCTATCGAGGCATTGAAGTATCACGTGGAAACCCTTCTTAAACTCTATTGGATGCAATCGCAGATGCCGGACGTTTCTTTTGACAACATGAAGTCTTTGGGGAACATAGGTTATGATGCCAGACAAATGCTTTTGACCGATGCACACTTAAAGGTTGGTGACGAAAGCGGCTCATGGATTGAGCTTTTCGAGCGTGAGGCAAGTGTCATCAAAGAATTTTTAAAGCACATGAACACATCATGGGCAAGCGAAATTGATAATATAGAGATTGAACATATCATTACACCCTTCATACAACAAGATGAAGATGCCACAGCAGATCGCTTATTGAAACTTAATGGCGGAAAACCAGTCATGTCACAGCTTGAATCTATCCAACAGGCAGGTTATAGCAATGACGCACAGGCTACATTGGAACAGATACAGCAAGAAGAGGCTAGTACTTCTCAGAGCAGGGTCAACAATATATTCGGAGAGTCAGCAATTTAATTAGATAATTATGGAGAATATCAGTTTTCAAGAGAAAGACGGTCTGTATATCATCTGACAGGGTTGAAATAAATAATACGCAATGGCAAAGCCGAAAACTCCAAATCAGAAACACAAGTACAGCGAACTGAATAAACGGCTTGCCAAGTACGTCATGCTTGTGGAATCCATATACGAGGATTTGAATTTAGAGGCGGCTAAAATAGTCGGAATTACCGATTTTACTATTGATAGTGATAGGCCGTTTATGTGGTCGGATTATCCCCAAACAAGAAAACGGATAAGAGACTTACAAGAAAGGTTCGTTGAGGACATCGGAGCTGTAATATATAGTGGCACTTCTGAAGAATGGAAAAACAGCAACGAAGTTCAAGACCTACTTGCTAACAAAGTATTGCAAACTTATGGTGCTACCATAGGCAAGAAGAATTACGAAATCCTATACCAGCCCAATAATGATGCATTGAAAGCGTTCCAGCAACGTAAGGATAAAGGATTTACCATCTCAGATAAGTTGTGGAATCAATCGATCCTGTATAAGCAGGAACTTGAAGAAGCTATATCATGTGCTATTCAGAAAGGCACGAGTGCAATCACATTAAGTAAACAAATCTCCAAATATCTGCTCGATTTTCCACAACTGCAAAAGGATTACAAGGAAAGGTTCGGAAAAGCATCACGATCAATGGATTGCGAGTATCGTTCTATTCGTTTGGCTGCTTCCGAAATCAATATGGCATACCGCCAAGCAGAAAACTTACGCTGGCAGCAGATGGACTTCGTTGTGGGGTATGAAATCAAATTAAGCAACAACCATACTTGCAACGGAAAGCCTTTTCAAGACATTTGCGATATACTAGCTGGAAAATACCCGAAAGACTTCCAATGGACCGGTTGGCATCCCCTTTGTTATTCAGATGATAGCGAAGTTCTGACGAATAGAGGTTGGAAGTTATTCAAAGACGTTTTAGATGATGATTTGATATTGTCTTTGAATCCCGAAAGTCGAAATGTTGAATGGGTAGGCATATCCGATAGACAGTGTTATAAGTATGAAGGTGAAATGATTCACTTCTTTAACCGTTCGCTTGACTGTCTTGTTACGCCCGAGCATCAAATGGTCTACCTTAACAAAGGGGACGGACGGATAGAGCACCAAGCGGCGGCGGCGTTTGACCAATCGAAAGGTGCGCTTTTCCGTGGGCGTACCGGCGTTGATGTGAAGTATGACATACACCTCACTTTCAACAAGGAATCCGTTGCCTACGACGGCTACGTTTATGACCTCACGCTGGCGGAGAACCATATCATGTATATCCGCAGGAACGGAAAATGCTTTTGGGGCAGCAATTGTCGCTGTTACAAGATCCCCATTTTAAAGACGGAAGAAGAATTTTGGGAATGGGACGGTCGTAGTGAAGCCACGACAGCAAGCGTGAACGAGGTTAAAGACGTCCCGGACGCTTTCAAAAAGTGGGTATTAGATAATCAAGAGCGCATCAGCACAGCAAAAAAACGTAATACTTTACCGTATTTCTTGAAAGATAATCCGTCATTCATAAAAGAAGATAAAAGCATATATTCCCATGCTATTACCAAATATACCGGGTCTTATTATCCACGAATAAATCAGTATCTTAGAGGACAAAGGAAACAACTTGACGATGATGCTCTAAGTGTTATTACAGATGTTAGTAAATACCTTTCTTTATCTGAAAAGTATTCTGGGATTAGCTACCGTGGTATAGTTGCCGACAGATTTGTATTCGAAGAGTTCAAATCGTTGAATAAAGGTAATATCTTTTCAGAAAAAGGATTCATGTCTACTTCCATTGACAAGTTGGTTGCTAATGATTTTGCAGAAGGCACGCAATACAAAATCATCTTTGAAATAAAGGGGAAAAACGGAGTTGATATATCATCAATCTCTGATATACCCGATGAAAAAGAAGTTTTGTTTAATAAGGGTTCAAAGTTCAAGATAACCAAAATCACAAAATCGGACAATAAAACCTATGGCAATATTTATATCACGATGGAGGAAATATAAAATGAAAATATTTTATTATCACGTAACTTTTTGTTATCTTTAAATTCAAAATAACAATTATGATAGGTGCTATAATCGGAGACATAATAGGCTCTCGTTTTGAATTTGATAATATTCACACCAAAGAGTTTGAATTATTCACCAGTGATTGCGGGTTCACCGACGACACAATCTGTACTGTCGCCGTAGCCGATGCAATATACCGAAAAATAGGATACAAGGAATCCCTGCTAGAATGGTGCAAAAAATATCCTAACCCCAAAGGCTCTTATGGGGTTTCCTTCGATAGGTGGTTGAGGAGCGATAATCCACAACCATACAACAGTTATGGTAATGGTTCAGCAATGCGAGTAAGCCAGATAGGATTTTATTTCAATTCATTTGAAAAGGTTCTTGAAGAAGCCCGGAAAAGTGCAATCGTGACACACAACCACCCCGAAGGTATAAAAGGAGCTCAGTCCATAGCATCTTGTATATTCTTGTTACGCACTGGTAAAACTAAAGATGAAATCAAGGCATATGTTGAGAGCGAGTTTGGTTACAATCTTGAACATACAGTAGAATACTATCGCAAACACAGCAAATTCAACGAAACATGTCAAGATACTGTTCCACAAGCCATTGTGTGTTTTTTAGAAAGCGATGGATTTGTTGACTCCATTCGTAATGCAATATCAATAGGAGGCGATAGTGACACGATAGCTTGTATAACCGGAGGATTGAGTGAGGCCTTTTATGGCGTCCCAGATAATATATTTGATGAAGCGTATAAATACCTTGATAATAATATTAAGAAAGTCCTTAAGAAAGCATTAAGAACAAAGTTTGTTAATCGCATGATAGAGATACAACAAAAAATCTTATAATACATGAACACAACAATATGCTATTTATTAGAAAAAGCTCTGGAAATCGCCATTGAATCCCACACAGGACAAACCGATAAAGCTGGAGCAGCCTACATCTTCCACCCTATCCGTGTGGCAAACCGATGCAAAACAGATGAGGAGCGCATAGTCGCTTTATTGCACGACACGATAGAAGATACCGAAGTTACCGCTGAATATTTACTAATGGAAGGCTTTCCTAGTAATATTGTGGATGCTGTACTTTCTGTCACTCGTAACGACGATGAGAGCTATGACGATTTCATAAAGCGGGTAGCCTTCAATCCGATAGGCAGACAAGTAAAGCTGCACGACTTAGAGGACAATTTGGACGTAACCCGTTTACCTCAAATAATAGAGGAAGACTTACCGAGATTGAACAAGTATCTTAAAGCGTATAAGTTTTTGCTGTCATTGTTAGAGAAGCGATCATGAAGCAAATCAAGCTATCAAAACAGGAGAAGCAAGTGTTACGTTTAATCAGCAGCGGGATTGTCTGCCCAAACATATATCCGCACCATGTATTCATTTCATGCGTAGGCTCTCTGGAAAGATTGGGCCTTGTCAAAGGGCTATGGAACGAAGGGCATGAACTTGAAGATGTCCGCATGACAAAATATGGGAAAATCTATCTTGCTACCAATCCCAACTTGCACAATCCCATAGACTGGAAATGGTTTATAACTACCATCATCGCAATAGCAAGTGCCATATTCGGAGCTATGGCCTTGTTCGTGGCTTGCTCGATAAAATACGGATAGTTCCTTTGATTTTAAAAAGAAAGAAAAGAATTGATGTTTGTACGACTCTAATTTGGCATTTGTTTACACATCTATTTTGAGGCATATAAAAAGCGGTGAGATTAATTTTTCATCGCTTTCTTTTTACCTTTTCTGTTACAACTTTTTGGGAAACATCTTTCATCAATTTGTCCGTATAATATGTTAAAAACATACTTTTCACCTATTTATGCTTGCATATATGTCATTTATAAAATACATTTGTGACACTAAATTGTTTCAAACATGAAAATGCATAAGAGCTTACAAAAAATTGATTCTGTGGTATTTTCAGATTATATTTTGAAGCACTACGGACCTATGTCTCATTTAAAACTACAAAAACTAATTTTTTACTGCGATGCGTATTGCCTTGCATACTTTGATAAAGAGCTTGTGGAAGACCAATTTGAGGCATGGGTACATGGTCCCGTCAGCCGCAAGGTTTACGATAGCCTTAAAGACAAGTCCATATTATACAGTGACCTCGCTTATTCGGAAAAAGACGGCATAGATGTGGATAAGGAGTTTGAAAAACTCTCCAAAGACCAACAGGATCTGATTTTAGCTGTATTAGGCGACCTTTCTAAATGGACTGGTATAGAATTGGAAGCCGCCACTCACAAAGAAAAGCCTTGGCTGGAAGCTCGTAAGGGATATTCTGAAGCCGATAAATGCAACGAATTGATTTCAAAAGATACTACACGTTTGTTCTATAAAACAGAAATCAATGGCGGGATATAAAAGCAAACAAAAAACTACGTTTTTTGCTAAAAATAAACAAAGTGTAAATGACTCATACCGTGCTTCTAATTTTAAACTTTCTTTCCAATATCTCGATACCACTCAAAAATACGGTTCTTCTTTTAAGGATTGGCAGCAAGCAGGTCTATTAAGTCATGCAATGGAAACATTGAAAGGTTATTGTTGTTCCCCACTTATGGGGCAGGTTGACGGAGACAAATTTGCTATATATGGTTCTTTCCCTCCCAAAGATAAGACGATGTTCGAATATCCAAAACATGTTCCTGAAGATGCGAATTGGGCAAGAATACATATAAATGGTTCTGCGGTTATCATTGGACATATTGTTGGAGACACATTTCATGTGGTTTTTTTGGATAAAACACATAAGTTTTGGCTCACAAGAAAGGAAACTGGTAAATGAACACAAAAACATTAGACCAAATTAAAAACGAATATTATGGTCAAGTCGGTACTCCTGAACGAGACCGAATAGAACGTGAACTTGAAGCTTTGAGGATCGGGTTCAAAATACGTAGTGCAAGAGAGAAAAAGGAAATGACGCAAGCCGAACTTGCCAGCAAGATAGATAAGAAGCGCACCTTCATTTCAAAAGTGGAAAACGATGGCGAGAACATTACTCTGAAAACCTTATATGATGTCGTGGAGCGTGGTCTCGGCGGAAAGCTGAAAATTGAAGTGATAATTTGACCCCTCAATAAATAAACATTAATCCCCATGTCTTTATTTGCGAAGATATGGGGATTTTACTTTAAACTGAATTTTGCCTTACGAATCTCTACCTTAGTAAATCGTATAATAGCCCTCTAAGGTTAATAATATTGAATTATGTATGAAATTCATACACTTTCAAGATTCCATGCTATAATTTTGTGCCCAATAATTAGCATTACTTCATAAAATTCAATACATTTGTAATGCTTACATGATAATGGTAACCCATTTCGCAGAGCAAGCGGTTAATTTGCTCAATAGAAAGTTGGGCTTTTTTTATGCCTATACTTTTACATATTGGCGGTTGCCTATACGTAGATATTTCGCTCTGTGGAGTGGAAACCATTATCTGTAAGCAGCGTATATGGCAGCCGCTTTTCGTTTGCTTATAACATATCTTTAAATGCTTACAGATATGCAATCTAACATTCAAATTTTTAATTCACCGAGATTCGGTGAAATCCGTACCGCAGGTACAAGCGATGAGCCTAAATTTTGCTTAGGTGATTTATGTAGATGTCTTGGATTATCATCAAAAGGCGTAAATCAAAGACTTAGCAAGGAGGTAATTTCAACTTACCCCCTTGAAACAACAGGAGGCATACAACAGATGTTATTCGTTAATGAAGATGGAATGTATGATGTTATTCTTGATAGCAGGAAACAAGAAGCAAAAGCATTTCGCAAATGGATAACGAGCGAAGTTTTACCTTCAATCCGAAAGACCGGAGGCTACATCTCTACCAAGCAAGAAGACACACCAGAAGAAATCATGGCACGTGCGCTAACCATTGCACAAGCCACTCTTGCCAAAAGAGAAGAACGATTAAAGCAGCTCGAAGTTGAAAATGCCCAGAAACAAATTATCATCGAGAGAAAAGACGAGGAAATATCCATAAAGGACGATACTATAAAGGTCCTCGCCCCCAAAGGTAAATGTTACGATGAAATCATGTCGAGTGAAGGACTTGTGACGACAAACATGATAGCGGCATTCTTAGGTGTATCGGCTATAAAGCTGAACAAACTACTATGTGAATGGGGAGTTCAATACAGACAATCTTCTGTTTACTTCCTCACAGCCAAATACCGCAGTAAAGGATTTACCAAACATGTCCCCTATCCTTATATGGATAACGGAGTACAGAAATCAAGAGAACACATGTATTGGACCGAATCAGGCAGAAAGTTTGTCATTGAATTGTTCAATACCAAACTCTCGGCATAATATCAGCTATAACCATAAAGTTATTATAAATCCAAAGGGGCGGTTTATCCGCTCCGGGGTTACCCTACCCTAATAGGGTGCTTTTATATGTTTGTTAAATTATAGACGGGGTAGCCGCTTGTGAAAGTAAGCTATCCCACCGGTAGCGGACGTGTCCGGGAGGATTCCCGCTATTCCGAACATCGTTAAACAATAAACTTTTTTATATGGAAACAACCGAATTAAAACAAGATGAGCAGACAGTAGAAGTAATCGAACATCGTAGCGTCGATACCATGCGTAACGCAGTCATCAGTGGACAGACAAGGGAGTTATTAATCATGTTGGCAGGATTGCGGGATATAGAGAACTCTTTTTGCAACTGGAAGAACAAGTACGGAATTGTATCAGATAATGATACAGATCACTTTATACAACTAACAACCCAATGCGGAACCTTGATACAGGAAAGTATCATTAAGTCTATAAATGACAATTTAGGCCGATTGGATTTTAAGGCGATATGAAACGTAATATTTTAAGCATTAACATAAGAGATACCGATGTTTATAATATATCGGATCCCAATTTCCTGAACATCTCCCCTCCGAGCTTACATGCCGGGTGGAGTATCCAGACGAACGGCAAGCCGAGAGAGAAATTTTTCTAAAATAGAATAAAAATAGATACGATTGTTTGCTAATTTGGAAACAAATTATTATCTTTGTAAATATAACAAGAAACGATATGGACGGGCATACGATAACCATAATACTAAGCGATGAGGCGAACAGTTTTGTAAGGCAGCAGCCATTCAAGGCACAGCAGAAGATAGCGTATAATATTCGTAGAGTGCAGAGTGGTCTAATAGAAAAGGACGTTTTCAAGAAATTGGAAAACTCTGATATATGGGAGTTACGGACGCTTTTCAACGGAATTTGTTACCGTCTGTTTGCTTTCTGGGACACCGAGAAAGGGGCTTTGGTAGTAGTTACTCACGGGATAGTGAAAAAGACGCAGAAAACCCCTAAAAAGGAGATAGAAAAGGCAGAGAGAATAAGGAAAGAATATTTTAATGATAAAAAGTAACAGATATGGCAAAGATGAATTTAACTCCAGCAGACAAATTGATAGATGATGTATGGGGAAAGGTGGGCACTCCCGAAAGGGACGCTATGGAAGCTCAACTCAAAGATGATTTGCAGGCTTATTACATTGGAGAGGCTATCAAGGCAGAAAGGCTCAAACAGAACCTCACACAGGAGGAATTAGGCGAAAAGGTAGGCGTGAAACGCTCTCAAATTTGTAAGTTGGAGAGCGGTAAAAGTTCTATAACCCTTTCCACGATGAGCAAAGTTTTTAAGGCTTTGGGAATTACAACGGCCACCCTTGATTTGGGAATAGGCGGAAAGGTTGCTTTGTGGTAAGAATATAAAGCAGGATCCATAACGAGGAGGACGCAAAACGCCCTCCTTTTTTGTCTCCTTATACTTCAAATTTAGGTCGTGATTAGGTAATAAATAAACTTAAACGAGTTACAAATGAAATCATTGCTTCATTCATAATCTTTAATTCAAATCCAGACAATACTATCCTACAATCGAGAGATACCGGCTTAAAGATTCTATTTCAGCCCGTATAACAACCTTTTGGAAATCTGCCGTATTGTTCTCCGTATGAGAGGCTTCCAGTGCCTTGTAATAGCTTATTTTGTCCTCGTTGCTGCCTTTGAGATTTACCAGCGTATAACCGTTGCGGAGTAAGTATAGATTCATCAGAAGCCGAGATGTGCGCCCGTTCCCGTCTATAA